CCATACGCAGTGTCCTGCCGTGTAGATAGCGTCGTCTTCTACGACAGCACTGCAAATGGGAAATTCACCCTCCATTATTACAGCACGGGGTGGGGTATAAGAGACGGTGTAAGCGGATGGGTGAGGTTTGAAAAATTCACCCTCTACTATCACAGCACGGGGCTGTGTCTCAAAGTTGATAGAGCGGAGGGACAGGTAAGGTCGTGGAACGGAACGCACAAAGTCTTTTACGGGTGCGCTCCGAGCCACCATCGCAACAACACAACCGAGAAAGAAGGCTATGAGGCGTTTCTTAGTCATTTTTCATACCACCTTGTCTCAGATTACTTTTATTCCAACAGGCTCTGTGTCAACGGAAAGCGTGCGTGCTATTTCTAAAAGACGCAGGAAAGTTTCCACCTCGCGCCCGCCTGCTTTCCCTTCACTAAAGCGGTGCATAAGATATTGCGCGAGGTACTGCAACATCTCTTTCTGTCCGTCTATGGAAAAAAGATTGATAGAGGAGGGAGGAGGGACGACAGCACTGTCGTCCTCCGCTATCATCAGCAGGCTGTTTGGCACTTGTCTGCCTCGCATACTGCCCCCTCCTCTTTAGGAGACCTGACTACCAAGCACGCCGTAGAAGTCAGTGTAGCCGACCGAGAAAGCCGAAGTTATGCTGTGCATAACGCCCTTTGTGCGGAAGTCCGTGAACATATCCGTCGCGGGCTTCTCGCGCCAATAGAAGCGCAGTTTATGCACCTTCGGCTTAGCGAAGATGAACCAATCGTTCGTATCGGACAGATACGGAACGATAAGCAGGTCGGGAATGACATTACGGAATGGGTTGTCATAGAACGCAGACCCTGTGGTACTTGGCGCAGTATTGCCCGCAGTACCGATGTTCGGGTAATAGGTGGAGTGAAGCAAGGTGTGCGCGACATACTTCAGTTCAGGCGGTACAATCAGCAGTTGGGGCTGAATGACGACAGGAATGCCCCGATGGTTGCGCCACCGATGGAAGCGCGTCAGAGCCTGCTCCAATCCACTCGGCGACAGAGCAACGGTCAAACGGTTGTTGAAGGTTTCGCCGTTGAGCAGGGTTTGGTTGCCGAACAACGGACGAGTACCGCTGAAGCCGTTGGCGATAACGCTCCAAGAAACCAACTCAACCGTGTGCTTCATCGCGCGGACGGCTTCGCGCATAAGTTCCGCGCCAATCTTCGCATACAGGTCTTCGCGAAGCAGTCGTTTGCTGACCGTCCACATCATACCGTAGTCCTTATGCACATACAGGACACGGTTGCCCGTCAAGGCGCGGTCGGTCGGCAGTTCCGAACCGTCGCTGTTCCACTCAGGAATAGCACCGAACCCCGCGATAATCAGTTCCTCTTCGTAAGCGCGGTTAGAGGTCTGCACATCGTAGACCCTGCTATACAGTTCAGGATAGGATTGATACTCCGAGAGGAACACCTCGCGGATACCTACCCGCAAAAGGTCGGGAAACTGTCCCGAAGTCATCATACTCGCGTCCATCGTTTTTCATCCTCCTTTGTTTCAGGAACTACTTACCCACCACCACCCACAGCACCACCACCATTCAGTTTCCCAAGAGAATAACTAAGCGTCCATCGCTTAGCACCTGCATAACGCGACCCGTAGCGGGGTTGGTGGCGTCTTTTAGTTGCACCCCCCATCGGCGCGTGGTGGCGTTGTAGACGAACATCGTTAGTGCGCCCACATTCAGTGTTGGCGGTGAGACATAGCTTCCTGCGTCGTTTATTTGACGCACAATCAGTTCCGTCTTATTCGGGGAAAGCAGGGCAACCAACGGTCGGTTGAGGTGTGCCCCAAAGGCAGGGTACTCCCCGCTGTCGGGGGCAATCCCTACGACAAGACCCTGATACTCAGATAAGGCTCCCCGCGAAGGACTTCGCAGTATACTGCCCGTCGCGTCAAAGTTTACAAAGTCGCCCACTTGTGCATTAGTGTAGGTTGAATGGGTCGGATAGTTAGCATACAGCACGGCGTCTTCCCAAATATACGCCTGCGAATTGTTTACTCGGTCTCGTACTCCGCGTTCCTCCATCGTTTATCACCTCACGCTTTGGTTTCTCTGTCCCTTAGACCCCTGCTTATAAACAGGGAACGGGGCTTTGAAAGAAATGGGTAGGGTTTTGCCTACCCATCATTATATGACGCTTTCCCCCGTGTTTTGAGTTCCGTCCTTAGATAATGATGGTGCGCTCAGGAACGCCATTCTTAGCGACCCTTTCCGCTTCTTCTTGGATGTTGAAGTATTCTTTTTCGGCGCGACGCACCATCTCATCATACCGTGCCTGTCGTGCCTCTAAGAAGGCTTCGCCGATAGCACGGGGACGGCGCATAAGTTGCAGTTCGCGGTAGCGCACTTTACCGAAAGGGTTCGTTTCTTCGTCTCCGTCCTTCACCTCTTCCCAACCGCGTCCCTTCGCCCAATCTACGCACTGAGGATGGTTTCCGTCTACGACGAACCATCCGTAATCATACCCCTCTTTTGGGTTCTTCACCGAGAGAGGGTCTTCTTCGGTAATGGTGCGAACGAAAGCACGCGCCTGCTCTAAGGTTATCGGCTCCTTGCTTTCTACCGTTGTTGGCTCCGTCTTCTTCATCGCGCCTGCACCTCCTTACTCCGCTCGGCTAACACCTTCTGATAGAGTTCGTCGGGGTCTAAGCCCCAAATTTCGGCGTACCGACGCACCCGCTCGGCTTCGTCTACGGGCAGGGACGGCTTTTGCGTCTTTGCTCGCTCCTGCTCTTTCTTTGCTTGAAACTCTTTTTGTTTCAGAGCATAGAGACCGTAGAACATCAAAGCCGTCGCCTTCGTAAGGTCGGGGGTAATTGCCTGCGGTGGAAAGGACGACAGATATTGCTTCGTCAGATTGACAATACCTAAGTCCTCCAACTCAGGGTGTTCCTTCAACAACGGCGACAGCCCTTCCTGAATGGCGACCTTTACCGCCATCTTTATAAACTCGGACGGCGGTTCTGCCTGCGCCTCATCTTCTTCCTCTCCTTCGTCGTTCTTAGAGGCGCGGGAAGCAGGGGTTGGCGTGGGCTGTGCATACTGCGCCCACCGCTGTTGCTCTTCAAACTGCGTCAGACGCTCTATCTCCTCTCGCCACAGGCTCTCAAATGACACCTCTTCCATAGCAGAGGCTTCCTGCTGAGGTTGAGGTTGTGTCTGCGAAGCCTGCTGTGGCACTGTCGGTATTTGTGGTACTGCTTGCGTCTCTAACATCATCTCACTCCTCCTTCGTTCCTATTGAGTAGGTGAATTCATAGCGAGCGTGTTCTATCGCCCGCTCTATGTCAGACAGGGTGCGATAGCGCACCTTCTGCTGAGTGTATTGTTGCACCGTCTGATGAATGGAGACGGTTGTGTCCTCATCGGCAAGGAGAAGGTTGGACAGCAGTCGCTGTTTCTCCTCGCGGATGAATTCCTCTATCGTCTGCACAATATAGTAGGCTTCCAACAGTTTTTCTAAGGGCACGGTTGTCTTCATAACATCACCCCTAAACCTTCAGGCGGTAGTTCGCCTGCGTCCGCACTTATGGGTGCGCCTGCTAAGGCAGTGTTCATCAACTCATCGGGCATACTCAGCCCCATCAACGGATGAGAAGCAGGGGCAGGAGATGGGGCTTCAGGGGTAGCAGGCTTTTCCCCGATGATGGCTTCAGGTCGGTTGATACCCATCAGGCGCAGTATTTGCGCGTCCACTTCCCATCGCCCCTCAGGTGGAAGTTGGTCATACATCAACTGCCTGACGATAAGCCACCGCTGTTTGTCAGTCTCCCTGTTGACCGACGCCGTGTTCGGCTCTATCGTAAACTCGGTCTCTCTTACGATGTCGTCTATAGTGAAGTCTATGAGAGGCGACGGAGCGTTGAGAACCTGACTGATGTAGACCTCATCACCCCACTTCTTTAGGAAGAGTAGGTCTAACTTCGCATTTACGCGGAAGGCTTCTTTCGCAGAAGCGTAAAATGCCTTGAAGCGCACCGCTCCTTCTAAGAGTGCGGTCTCTACCGCGTAGGCAGTTGAGGAAGCAGGGGGCATTTGCCCCATCAGGATTTCGTTGATACCGCTTATCTGCGTCGCTAACTGCATAAGAGCCTGCTCTTCCTGCAGTATGCCCCCGAACTGCTGAGGCATAAGGAGAACATCTATGTCCTGCGGGGTCTCAACAGGTATCTTCATCCCCGCACTGAAACTGTCTATCTTCTGCGCCGTGCTACCCTTGCGTACTTTGAAGATAGGCAGGTTCGTGAGCAGGTGGTTGTCTAAACGCAGGTTGTGCAGTTCGGTTATCTCTTCCTCAAACGGCTCCAACATCTGCCCCAATCCTGTGCCGAAGATGGTGGCAGAAGGCATAATGTTGTAGATGACATAGGGGAAGATGGGGAATGGATACTGCTCCTTCCGCAGGTAGAGATTGAAGCGGGGCAGGTAGTGGATGTGGTAGTATTTGCCCTCGCAGTAGTAGATGACCCTGCTCAACTCAATTATGCCCCACCCCGTCGTCGGGGTCTCTACCCGTAAGGGGTGTTGGTCAGGGATGTTAGCAGGAGACGCCCATAGTCGCTCTATTATTTCATCAGGCAGACCGTATTCGTCTATCAGATACTTGACACTGACCGTTTCCTTGTGCCCTATGGCGATGACCCCTTGCAGGGATGGCATTTCGGGATAGACGATGAAGTTCTCCAACGGAACATAGCGCAGATAGGGGTAGGGAGTGCTAACCTCAACATCATTAGCGGGCTTTATCATCATTTTATACCCTACCCCTGTGCCCAACAACACTGCGTCGGTGATGATTTTGTACCACTCCTTCAACGGTTGCTTCTTTTGATAGTGGTGAAGGAGCAACTCTAAGTCGTTCGTTGCCGAAGCCGTCCGCACGGGACGGACAAGGATGAAGGGTTCGGAGGCAAAGTGCGTAAGGAGTAGACGCTCTACCACCGATTGGCAGATGTAGCGGGTGATGGGGATGACGATGTTGCTACCGCCTTCTATCGGTGGCTGTCGCGTCGCTTGCAGGTTGTAGCGCAGGCGCAGACGGTGAATGCGGTCATAGCGAGGGGTTTTCGCTTCAAAGAACCACCGCAACCGCTGAAACTTCTGAAGCACAGGGTCTTTGGGGTCTAACCCCACTGCTTTCTGTAGAGCAAAGATGTCTGCGCCCTTTGCACTACCCAACTCATCCGCTGACGCAATATGCGTGTACCCTTCCATCCTTTCTCCGTCTCCCCTGCTATCCTATACTCGTCCTGAGATTTGCTCCAACTTGAAGATGAGCAACTGCGCAACCGCTTGAAGCACAGCGTCTACCTTTTCATCAGGCACGCCCAACTGCTCGGCAATCCGCTTGCTCTCCTTTCCCTCAATCACTTCGTTGAACAGTTCGGCGATGAGAGGAACCAACATTCGGAGAAGCACTCGCTTCAGCCAACCGATTTTCATTTTAGCCATCGCACCTCCTTCAGCCGTTTAGTGTCCAAAGACGGACAGGCGGTAGGCTCAAGTTGCCCGTGCCCTGCTACTTTCGCAGAGGGAAACCGCTTCTGCAACACCTTTAGCAGGCGGTTCAGTGCCTCATACTGCGCGTCCGTCTTTTTCTTGTTGCCCCATACGACGATACCGAGACTAAGAGCATTATGCCCGTTAGCGTGCGCCCCGATGAGGCGAGCGGGACGCAAACTCCATATGCCTCCCGCAGGGTCTATACCGTAATGATACCCTATCCCTCGCCATCCTTTCTTCCGATGGTGGCGGTCTATTTCATACCAACTGTCTATCCCTTTGAACGGAGCGTCCGCTCCTGTGTGATGAAGGACGATGAGATTGATAGCCCTGACGGGGGAAAGGCTGTCAAAGTAGCCCTGCAAGTCCTCTATCCGCGTAGCAGGGGACGCTATGCGGAAGAACGCCCACTTGGTCTCCTTCGCCTTGCCCTTCGGTAGTACCATCTATTGCACCTCCATACTCTATGACGGTTCTCCCCGTGCTAAAAGTTCCTTTATGCTTCGTGCTGTGGCACAATAGCAACCGCAAGGCAAAAAACGGTGTAAGCGTTGGCTGTTTCTGACGCCCGCCTGCGAATGATGATGGGAGTAATAGGAAATGAGCGGTGGTGGGAAAGAGTAGTAGACGCAGGGAACGAAAGATGACCCAAATCCGCAACAACTGTTCTGTTGGCGGGGATGACGACGCTCACATCAAGGGTGGAAGTATCTTGTATACCTGTATAAGTTGGGGTTCGGACTAATAGCGCAAAGACGGTTGTGATGACGGCACTCTGTGGGTTGTGTAGATACAACAGCACGCGCCCCTCCTGTATTCCAAAGGGGACGGTAATCGTTGGAAGCACCGCAATTAGGTTTGTAGTGGCAGAGGTTGTAGTACGAAAAGCGACAACCCATATGCTGTTCCACTGTTCGTCTCTTACATAGTGCCCGCTTGGGTCGGTAGTTGTGATGAAGGTACGGCATATGGGGGTGATGATGGAATGGGTCAACATCATAGGATGTTTGTTTCCATTTGTCGTCGGCTTCACAACATCTATACGGTCAACATCGTGAACAAAGTAGGCGTAGCCGTCGCCTAAAGTCGTACTTAAATCAGCAGGGGAGGGAGTAGTCGCCGAAGTGAAGGTGGCTATGCCTGCGAAGGGGGCACGGAAGCCGTCTTCTTGCGCTCCCCGCAAAAACCACCGCCTGCTTCCTGTTGTGCCTGTAGAGGCACTACGAGCAAGCACGCCGACATCTGTGGGAAGGATGGTCGTATTGCTATCTGTCAATTGAGTAGCAACAGGAGACCATACGCCACTATTTCCGCCTCTGCTCCATAGCACGCCTGACGCCCCGTTTATATCCATCGGGTTATGTTTCAACACCAATTCGTTCGTTTTGGTTGACCATACATTCTTCTCTGACGGGGTAGACGATGTAGCAACAACAAGAGGACGGGCAAAAACAAGGCGGGGTTGGTCGTTGTCGCTGTCGTAGTAAAAGACAGTGGCGTTGCCTATGTCATCCCAAAAACTATGATTGAACAACTGACGACTTAGGGGACTGCTAACCTCGTCGTCAAAGGGTAATACAAGGGGATTAGCAGGGATAGGAAGCGATGAGGTTGCAATATCTACCCAACTGTTTCCTATTCGCCGTACCAATTGGTTCGTTCCTTTGTATCGTAGTTCGTTTTCAACAGGGGTCTGACTGTTGGTCATAGGTAGCAGGGCAGTCGGATGGGAGTGGTCGGCTCTCGCGTAGCGTGTAGTTGTCCCTGCGCTTTTCAGCCCTGTCGGTTGCACATCGTCTTCCGTCCCTGCTTCTGCCCCGCCCGCTTCAACAGAGAGAGGAACCCAAGCACCGCCATCCCATCGGACAATTTTGTTGTCTGTGTTATAGCGAATTTCGTCCTCAACGGGGGGTTGGGGGTCATTTTCAGATAAGATAGCGGTAGGATGGCTGTGGTCAGCCCTTGCGAACCGAGTAGCAGTGCCCGCGCTTTGTAGGCGCGTTGGCTGAATATCGTCGTTCGTGCCCCATTCTATCTCAAAGGTTTCTACGGAGAGAGGAACCCAAGCACTGCCGTTCCATCGGACAATTTTGTTGTTGGTGTTGTAGCGAATTTCATCTACAACGGGGGTTTGCGCATTACCTTGAGGAAGAATAGCGGTAGGATGGGAATGGTCAGCGCGAGCAAAGCGAGCAGACGACCCCGCACTTCGCAACCGCGTCGGTTGAACATCTGCGTCTGTCCCTGCCCCTACCGTCTCAACCGACAATTCAACCCATCTGCTACCGTCCCAACGCACCAATTTATTGCTTGTGTTGTAGCGGATTTCATCTGCAACGGGGGTTTGAGTGTTTCCCTGCGGTAGGATAGCAGTAGGGTGTGAGTGGTCTGCCCGCGCAACGCGAAGGGAAGAGCCTGCGCTCCGCAACCGCGTTGGTTGCACATCTGCGTTTGTACCCCTTTCTATTTCTATTTCCTCAACAGACAATTCTTGCCACTTTGCACCATTCCAACGGACTAACTTATCATCGTCGGTGTAGCGGATTTCGTCTATAACAGGGGACTGAGGGTCTTCTACATATAGTATAGCAGTCAGATGAGAATGGTCAGCATAGGAGTAGCGAGGGAGTTCGCCTGTGCGCCGTTTCCCCGTCGGTTGCACATCCCCTTCTGTACCCCCTGCTACCACCTTTGTCGTCGGAGTGTTGCCGACATAGATGTTGATGGCGGAAGTAGACAGGTCAAAGAAAGCAGTGCCATCGGGGGTGGAAAGAGGAATAGTGGTGGGGAATTTGAATAGGTGCTGATGGTCAGCACGGGCAAACTTGTTGAGTTCGCCCGCAAGGTTTTCGTTGCCTGTCGGTTGAATGTCTTCGTTTGTACCCCATACTATCTCTTTTCCTGCTTCCACCTTTACTTCCAACGCCTTTAGTCGGCTAAGCAGGGCAGAGAGGTAAGGGTGAAGGCGACGCATTTCCTGTGAGTTGAAACCACTCAGGCTATTCATCCTCTTGCACCTCCCATCCGCTCCAAGAGGTCAAAGCCTACCCAAGCGTCGTAAGTATAAGACTTTGCTCCACTACTCTGTCCCATTCGCACGCGCACTTTCACACTGTCCGCCCGCAACCGTTCTTTGAAGCGGACGGTGTTCATCCCCTGTTGTGCGACGAAAGTCGCACATACCTGTCTGTTGCTTCGCTCATCTTCTATCCTTACCGTCGTACTAACCCTTTCTGCCCCCGCTAAGACTAAAAGGAAGCGGTCTATGTAGACTTCGTTGGGGAACCGAAAACGGCATTCGTACTCTGTCAACACGCCGTCCTGAGAGGGAGGAAGCAGGGTGTTATGGTTAGTTCCGCAGGGAAAAAACTCCATCATCTACACCTCCTATACAGGCGCAAAGGGGTCTATCTCATAGACAGCAGTTTCTTTCGCATAGAAAAAGCGTCCGTTGAAGGAGACGACATCCTTCCCACCCCCCGCTTCCACTTCGTAGAAACTTTCGTCTAAGATGAGGTACACCTTTCCATCCGTGCCTAACGCGATAGACGGCTCGGAGCCTTCTATCTTTAGCAGGGGCAAAAGAGTAATGGGCAGATGGGTGATGTTGATGGTTTCGTTTGCCCCCGATACTTCAAACCACATCCCCCCGTAATACATTACCCCGTTTGGTGTCGTTTCAGCAGGGGTGGGAAACAAGGCATAAGCGTCAACAAGACGCGGAGGCGGGAAAGGTAGCAAGGCAGACGCCCACTCTCCTTCGCTTGGCTCAAACAACCGATAGACGCCCTGCTTCGTAAGGAGCAGAAACTGAGAGCCGAAGGGCAACACATCTACGGCATTCGGCACTTCCACTATCCCTCCGCCCCCTGCTACGCCTATAGGAGCGAGGTCGTCAGGAATGTCCCACATTCTCCCTAAAGCACTTATCCGCACTTCGTTCGGATAAAAGTAGAAGGTGCGATTGCCGACGGTTTTGATGGCACGGGGGTTGTAGGGAAGATTGGCAGTGTGAAAGTTGAAAGTCGGCGCGTCGGCAAGGGTTTCTTGGTTGATAATAATAGGGACTTCCTCCGTAGTCGTTAGAGGAATGAACCGTATAATCCTCGCTTGGTCTGTCCACAACGCTATCACCGCTACCCCTGCTACATTTCCTCGCACCTCTGCAGGGATTTGTGAACGATTGATTTGAACAAAGAACCTGCCTCGCGTGAAGCGGGCAGTGCTAAGGGTGGCAGGCAACAGTATCCGTTCTTTTTCTGTGTCTACATAATAGCAGAAGATAAGACGATATGGGGGGTCAAAGAGAGGAGAAAGCGTTGTGTCCTCTCGCACGCGGATTTCTGCTATACCGCTACCCAATACCACCTGTGGTTTATGCTGAAGTAGGGGGAAGATACCACCCTCAGCGCGAATTCTGAACGACCCCGCTCCTACCACCTTCTTCGTCCCCGCCCCTTCAGGCAGGATGAAGGTGGCGATGACAGTAGGGGTATCAGACGACCCTAATACAAACTGAGGCAGTATGGTGTGGTCAACAACATACCCCTGCTCAAACCCTGTTCGGTTCTGATAACCGTTTCGGGAAGGGTCAAAATACCAAACATAGTGCGCCGTTCCATCATCCGACAGAAAACTTCCTGTTGTCGTAATGACAGTAAAACGAAGGCTCTCATCAGTAGGGTCTATATAAGGAGAAATGGAACGAATAGGAGCCAAAAAATCTGTTATCAGGGTAGGGTTGGACATAGAACGATGAGGTAGCAGGCGGTACATCCGCTCAGCAAACTGATTGTAGACTGCCCCCTGCAACCCCTTCGCCGTCTTCTTTGGCAAAGGGATGAGATTACCCATTCCTATCGGTTCTATCTGTCCAAAAACTAACATAACCCTAACCTCACTCTGACTTTCGTCGCCGATAGAAGGTAATAGTGGGAGGATTTTGTACCGTCGCCGATTTGTTCATCAGTATCTGCAACTCCTCTACCGCCCTGCCCTTCAACGCCTCCAACAGTGGCGGTGCTTCCTCGCCCGCAAATTGCAACATCAGGCGGAAAGCGGTCTCATAAATGAGATAAGGAGCCGTGTAGGGGGGCAGAAGGATATTGTTAGTAGGGTTAGTGATAGGCGGATGGGAAGCATAAGCGTAGATAGTAAGGTTTTCGTGCCCCGCCTTCTTATCAGGCGACAGTCTTAGCCACTGTCCAAACAACCCTACGGCATAAGGAGCAGTGTCTTCTGCTACTCCACGCACCTTTTCATTTGGCGCGGTAATGGCTTGCAAAGGCAATTCAATTGCTTCGGTTTCTTCTTCAATTGTATCACCCAACCGATAAGCCGCTGCCAATTCAACTGCTATAACATAGTTAGAAACGATACGATACCGCTGTCGGACGCCGTTGCTTTTACCTAAGGCTATCCCGCTCTCCGCCCATCCCCGCTCTCGCACATTCTCTTGCAGTGTCAATTCATTACGGATAGTGTCTTTCCCTACGACGGTCGCTGACGCAGACGGCTTATAGACGACCCGCTCTATTAGGATAAGGTCATTCGGTAGCAAATACTCCTCTTCCATCGTTGTAGAAATTTGATGTCGGACAGGTAGCAGGGGCACAAGGGTAGACAGGGTTTGGGCTACCCGCCCTATCATCCGCGCTATCTCGGCGTCCGAAAGGGGCAACCCCTCCGTCCTCAGCACCGCTTTCACTTCGTCTATGATACTCTGAGCCGTCATACCGCCTCACCGTCCCCCTACTTCTTACCCATCACTCTCCGATAGGCTTCCGATAGTGCGATAGCGAGAGCCTGCTTTCGGCTCTTCACCTTCTGCCCACTGCTACTGCGAAGTTTGCCCTGTTTGAATTCCCTCATCACGGTCGCTATCTTCTCCTTCACCTTCTTGGTACGAAGCACCGCCTTCGGTACGCGCTTCTTCATAGTACCACCCCTTAGCAAGTCAGGAAACTGCCCCGAAGTCATAGTATCACCCCTGCTACACTCTTATAGACGCACTTCCCCGCTGAAAAAGTTCCATCGCCCGTAGCCCACCTGCGCCTGCTTTGCTTCTCTCCGTTGCCGTATCCGTTCAGTGATGATAGCAGAGGCAGAGGGGAAGTCATCATCATCCTCTACCGTAGCAGGGGACAGAGCAGGGGTCTCATCGTTGAGGTGGAGTAGCCCCGTCGCGTACAGGTGGTAGACGGCGTAGCGAAGCGCGTCTACGGCGTCGTCGCCCTTCTTGGGCAACTCCTTGCCGTGCTTGTATGCCATCCCTCGCATAGCGCGGTGAAGGGTGCGGTCGTAGAACAGCAGGCGGTGCGCACGCATAAGGCTGTTCAGCACCCCGATACTCTCTGACACCTTCTTCGTAGAGGGCAGGGACGCTATGCCCTTCTCCCCAAACTTCCAAGCAGGGGGATAGCCCGTCGTATCCCTGCCGTTGAGGGCACTGTCGTAGATGAAGATGGGCAGGTCGCCTGCGTTGATATACCCCTGCTCTCTTAGCCATACGATGGCTTCGTCTAAAACTTCGCTTAGTCCTGTGTTCCGCCATTCCTTGTGGTCTTCCACTATCACCCGCCCGTCGTCAGTAAGGCGGACAACGACGACGACAGCAGGGCAATTGACGCCGAAGTCAAAGCCGACATAGTATGTACCCCCTGCTATCGGCTCATCTATGAGCAGGGCTTCAGTGCAGTAGGGGAACACCCTTTGGTCAAAGAACTCGCCCTGAAAGCGAGCAGGGTCGTCTATGAGCGTCGCCACTTTCTGCACGCCCTGCTCATCCAAAAAGCGGTTCTCTTCGGTAGTAAGGTGAGCGACGAAGATAAGTTCCCCGTCTGCCTTCTCCTTTATCTCCGTCCACATCCAAGTCAGCCCTTTGAGGGGGGTCGCAGTGATGATGACCTGCCCGTTTGTATCCATAGTACGGACAAGCAGGCTCTTATACGCTTCGTAGTCGCACTCTTCGTCTATGACCACTAAGTGCAGGCTGACGCCTTCCAACCCAAGCAGGGGGGTCAAGTGGGTTTTGAAGTCCAACAGAGAACCGTTCTGAAGGCGCAGTTGATGGAACCGCTTACTGTACGCCTTCTCCCAACTGCCCCCGTAGAGGTAAGCAGGGGACAGGTAGCGAAGCAGTTTCGGTTTGACGACCCCCTCTATCATAGAGTAGTCGGGGATGAGGTAGCGAACACGGGTGGGGGCTTTGAGGTCGCGGAAAGGATGGTCGGCGAGGAGATACCACGCCACCTCTATCGTTGCGCTCTCTGTCTTCCCCGCGCGGTTGCCTCCGAAGAGTGCCTTCACCTTCGCTCCGCTCCGCCAAAATTCCAACACCTTTGCGTTTGGCACGCCTACTACTTTGTGCCCCGCGCCCGCTTTAGAGAGCAGGCGTCGTTCTTCGTCGGAAACGGAACGGCTGAGGAAGAAGAAGCCGTTCGGAGTGCGAAGTACGATGTCTTCGCTTTTGATAGTCATCCTCTCACCCTACCGTTTGCGCCCGCCATCATATGGGGTTGCTCTTTTATCGTCGCCGAAGAGTTTCAGCACGCCCAAGCCGAAGGACGCCGACGAACGGCTCTGCCCCCGCTGTTTCGGCATAGCGTTGATGAGTTCTATGGGTGGCATAGCCTGTGCCTGTTGCGCCTGCGCTTGTTTTTCCAATTCTGCCTGCACCAACCGTATCCCACTCAGGAGCCAATCTACCCCCTGCTCAAACTCCTCTTCCGATAGCAAGGGTGTGTCGTCGTCGGGCAAAAACTTGTTGAAGGCAGAGGGGTCTGCCTCTTCTAAGACCGTTTTGATGAAGACGGACGGGTGGTGGTTCGCCCGCAGTGCCTGCGAGTAAGCCTCATACTTCTCAGGCAAGGAAAACAGGTAGTTGAGTAGTTTGCGGTACTGAAGGAACAAGGCAAGCGTGCGAACGCCTGCTTCGTCGTCGCCTATCGCCCGCTTTTTTAGCCAATCTGCCCTCTGCAATAACTCATAGGACTTCCTCAGCAACCCCGTCCGCAGTTGCCAAACCTGAGGTGAGGCAGGGTAGAGGACATCGGTGGTGAGCAGGGGATTATCTTCCCGTACCCACATCACCCCGTACTCACTCTGTCCATCGGTGAAGATGGCGTCCCGTACTTCATTCTTCCGCACTATTCGCCGAAACATAGTATCACTCTCCCTCTTCCATCGCTCCCATCATCATCAGGTCGTTTGCTATGATGTCTTCGGTGAAGGGTGGCAAAGCAGGTCGGATGGGAGGCGGATAGGCTTCGTTGAAGAACTGTTCCCGCGTATCCATCCGTCGTTTCGCCTGCAGACTGCCCACCAACGCCTGAAAGTCCGCAGGGGTGTTGATAAAGATGGGGGTCTTACCGTCCAAACGGACGACTAAGGGAACCCAAACCAAATACTGTTCTTCTAACTGCTGTTGAAGTTCATAGAGTTTCTCTTGGTAGATATGCGCCAACTCCGCCCTGCGCTGAGGCGACAGCGTGGGGTTGTTGGCAAGGGAGACAAGAGTGCGATTGATGTCGTTCATCTTCGCCTGCAGTTCTTTTATCCGCGCCTCTTGAAGCGCGTCTATGTGATAGGCGCGGATACCCATCAGAGCGACCCCGCGCTGAAACAGGGTGTCGGCACTGCGCGTCCGTCCGATGGGGTTGACTTCCCGCGCTCCAAAGCCCATACCGAGCAACCATCGGATGAAGGGAACCTGTCCCACAAGGAAGCCTCCTATCGCCCGCGCTTTCTCCAACTCAGGCAGGGTTTCGTCGTAGATGGGTTGCCCCGTAAGCAGGTTTTTGTTGAGGATGGCTTCGGCGAACGGACGGAGAGCCCCGCCGAAGTATCGCACCAAGTCCTTATAGTCGGTCATCCATCCTATCGTCGCTAACTGCGGTAGCGGTATCGGCATTTCGCCAAAGATGGGATGGGGGTCATATTGCGTCTCAAAGACGCCGATGGGCAACCAAAAGGTCAAGTCCATCGCCCATATCTCGCCTCTGTCATCGGGGACTGCTACAAGCAGGGGGTTGTGGCGCATATATTCAGGGAAGAGTTTGAATAGCGTCTTCTGCTCGCCTCGTATGTCGTGCTGTGTCGTGAGGGGGTCGTTCGCAAGGAAGTAAAAGATGTTGTGCAGACGCTCCAAGTAGACCCCGCCCCTGATGAAGTCGGTGTAGAACCGTTCAGGATGGCGAGCGAAGTTGACAAGGGTGTTGAGTTGGAAGGTGATGAAGGGGAACAGCCCAAGATACTTCCGCATAAACTGCACAGCAGGGGGCACTACGCGGTAGTTGATAAGCCAAGCGTTCGTCTCAGCGACCGCTCTGATGAGGTCTTCGGTTGTGTAGTTCTCCAACTTGCCCCACCGCCGTAGCAGTTCCTTCACTGAGGCATATTTCGCGGCGGTCTCGGACATCGTTTGGAAGTAGTGCGCACTGCGTAGCAGGGCACGGTTGCTAACCCATCGGAAGCCTCGCACTGCCCTGCTGTCGGTACTGTTGATGACTTCCCACTCAGGCAGACGCTCATAGGTGCGGAGCAAGCCAAGCGAGGGGTCTATGGCTTCCAACTCCCGCGCCAACTTTGCTCCGCCCTTGATTTCCCTAATCGCCTCTCTCTGCAGTTGGAAGGCTTCCACTATACCCACTTCTAACGGTCGCGGTATCTCACCGTAGGGCTGTACCTGCCGTACCGCCTTTCTAAAGATGTTGTCCCCGCCGATATACCACATCAGCAGGGTGTTGGTGAAGGCGTTGCGGACGAGAGCAGGTGGGTTGTAGACGATAACGGACGACTTGAAGATGTTGTTCAGGGTGTCCCATACTTGTCGCGTGCTTAGGAAGTCAGGCTGTGCGATGAGGTCGGCGACGAAAGACGGGATGAAAAGGTCAAACTCCGCCTCACGCCCTGCTGTCTGCGCCGTGTAGTAAATAGAGCGGACAGACGGTGGTAGACCGTCCACAAGGTAGCGGAAGGCGGTGTCGGCATTTATCTGTCCATACTCCTCCTTCAACGCCTTGCGCAAACTGCGCCCGCTAAAGGTCGTAGGCTCAGGAACGATGACCTCGCCTATCAGCCCCTCATCCTGAAAGGCGCGTAGCACGGGCAATAGTTCTTCTCCGATGTTTGCGACGACCGCCTTCTTGTAGAAGCCGTGCAGGGCAAACATCACATTCGCAAGGTTGTTCATCGCCTGCTTCAACGCAGGCAAGCCGTCTAAGTCGTTGCTGAAACCTAAGATGGTTTTCAGCACCTCAAAGCCTAACAGGTCATCGTCTACATTCTTCACCACTTCCAACGCCTGCTCCAAAACGCGGTCAGCGTCCTCTGCCCCCTGCCTCTGCAGGGCAGTCCGCAGTTCCGTAAGCCACGCTCGGTATCCGTTCACACCGAAGTCGTCAATAGAAGCAAGGGTGGACGGGGAGATACCGCTTTGGAAGAAGATGTCCCGCACAGCGTCAATATGGCGACGGAAAACATCAGCAGACGCGACTAAGGCAGGCAGATTGAACCCCGCCTCCTGTGCATAGGTAAGTAGCGCGTGTAAGATGTAGGGGTGGCGCACAACAGGCGTCGTCAGCACGCCTTCCCTCAGTTTGTCTATCTCTAAGGGGTTCGCGAAGTTCGCGCGGAAGAAGCCCCACGCCTGCTCATTTGTAAGCAGGGTGTTCACAAACTGTTGCTTCGCAAAGATGTCCCACGCTGACCACTCCGCTTCCGTCAGTCTGCCGTCGCCGTAGTATAGCACGGGGGCTTTGCGGAAGTAGGCGTAGATGAGGCGAGCGATAATACCTGTCTGAAAGATGTTCGTCAGTCGCTCCTCTACCTCTGTGAACCATTCCTCACCGACGCGCTGTCGCAAAAAGGTTTCCAAGTCCTCAACGGCTTCCCGCCCGCGTCTCATACTCCCCGCAAGAGCAGAGATAATGTCAGGCAGGTTTTCTAACTGCGCAGGGTTGAGCAGGCGGAAGGATAGATAGTGGCGGATGAAAGGCAAGGCTTGTTGTGCTTCCTCTCCTGCCGAAATCGCTAACGCCGTCAGCGCGTCCTCTAAGAGAATGAAGCCTGCAAGGTGGTCATCATTTACGAAGTGTAGCACAGGCTCCGCCCGCCGAAGTTCCGCTATGGAGTTTTCTAACCGTTGTTCAAAATTATGGCGAAGAACAACTCGTCCATCCTGTATGTCCAAGAGACGGCTATTGTTTCTTATCCCGTTCCAAGCGTTCGCGTTGCCGACGCTCAGCATTTCGTTCAACGCCGTAAGCACTTCGTCTTTGATGGCACTAAAGGAGCCGTTCGTTCCGAAGTAGTGGGAGATGATTTGCTCCATCTTCTCATACTCTTTCTTCCCACTCCTTATTGTCGGCAAACCATACTCCCTCAGAAGCGCGTGCAGGGTATTGGGGAATTCCGCAAACTCTATCTGCTGAGGTAGTTCCAACGGCTCGCCCCCCGCCGTAGGTGGTGGCACAGTCGGCGGAGCAGGGGGCTCCGCTACTTCTGCAGGAGGGGGCGTCTCCACAGGCGGAGCCTGCTCAGGAGTGGGCTCCTCTGCCCGCGCCCGTCTTCCTCGCCGTTGCCGAGCAGGCGTAGGCTCCTCTGCGACAGCCGTAGGCGTCGGCTCAGGAGCAGGTGCGGTAGGCGCAGGCTCGGTAGGAGCAGGCTCTTCTGCCCGCGCGATGGCAGGCGTAGGCTCAGGGATGGGCTCCTCTACCCGCGCGACAGCAGAGGGAGGCTCAACTTCCCGCAGAGCCGAAAGGTATTCGTCTACGATACGAACGAATTCGGCACTGTCTTCCGCGCTGACCCCCTGCTTCCCTGCCATCCCCTCTCCGAAGCGACGAAGCGAAAGGAGCCAATCGGTTATGCCCTGTCGCACATCGGAAGACAAATTTGCCAAACCGTCTCTGAAGGACGCCTGCGAAAGCACGCGCTCCGACCCTTTCAGTTTCTTCAGTAATTCTCCAAAGTGTTGTGATGGAAGAGTAGCGGTTGTTGAGGCAGTAAAGACATTCTTTAGGACGGCAATAGCCCTGTTGGAAGCGACCTTAGACAGTACCCTTTCTAACTCTGCCGTCGCGCTGTTCGCCCGCTGAGGCGTCCATTTCTCAGCAGACGGAAACGCCTCTATCCGCACAGGGGTCGCCTGTTCTACTGTTTCCTTAGCGACGACAGCAGGGGCAGGCTCTGCTATCTGTTCTATCGCTTCATCTACGGCAGAAACAGGGGCAGTAGGCGGTTCAGTTCTCCTTATAAACGAAAGGAAGTCATCTACAAGACCGACAAACTCATCAACCTCTGCCTGACTAATCCCCTCTTTGCCCACCATACCTTCGCCGAAGCGTCTTACCGAAAGGAACCACTCGGCAAGACCCTCTCGGATAGCAGGGGGCAGTTCCTCTATCTGTCTTGTAAACAGGTTGTAGTAATAGCCCGTAATCGCTTCCTTTGCTGACCTTAGCGACCTCAACAGGTTCTGAAAGTGTTGAGTAGGCGTAGTAGGAATGCTTTCCGCAGTGAACAGGCGCATTAGGTAGATAACAGCCTCATTTTTTGGGGCTTTGGCAGTAATCGCTCGCCCGAAGCCCGACACCGCCTCATACGCCTGCTCTCTTGTCCATCCATCAGCAGACGGGAATTCTCCCAACCGCAGAACACCCATCTGCGGTCTTATCGCCCCTATCATCTCATCTACGGCAGGGAGAACAGTAGTAGGGTCAAGCGACTTTTCAGGCAGATGATAGAGGAAGTAGTCAATAATGCTTATGACCTCATCTGCATTCCGCTTGCTTATCAAAAACGCCTGCTGTCCTTCTTCAACGGCTTTCCGTAGGTCTAACAACAGTTGGGCAAACACCCCGCCGTCAAACAGCCGTTCCAATTCGGCGTTTTTGGTGTCTGCTAACAATTTTCCAAACAGAGATTGAATTTGACGGTAAAACTCTTCGGGAGAAGTGGCAATTTCTTGCGCTCTCTGCGCGAAGTCGTAAACGCTCTTCCGCTGTTGATACTCTGTCTGAGAAAGTTGCGGGTTTTCTAACTTTGAGGCGTAAACGGCTTCTACCTGCTTGAACCTTGCTCTTACCACCCTGCTATCCCACTCCGCCACCGACGGGAACGGAACAAGGGTGCGCGTAGTGCGTTCAGGTTCAGGCACAGGAGCAGGGGCAGGCTCAGGTTGAGGCTCAGGCTTAGGCGCAGGCTTTGGCTTTGGTTCCTCTACCGCGCTTTCTACCTTCGGCGCAGACCCTTTACTTTCTGCCCACCCGTGCTGTTGTAGCCATCGGCGCAGGGGTTCAGGGGTATCGGCAGGTATGCGCTTGTTGAAGAGGTCTTCTATTATCGCGCTTACCTTTTCCTTGCGGGCGTCTTTGGAAAGAGAATGAGGCAGACGCCAAGCGCGGTAGACGGCGGAACGGATGTGGTTGAGCCCTTCTACTTTCCCTATGCCCTGCATAGCGTTCGGCGGAGAAGAGATGACATCTAAAAGGTAGACCTGCAAAAAGGACACATCAGGCGAGGACATCTCCTGCGCTTCGCCAAAATACTTGCTTAGTTCCCTTGCTAACGCCTCCGCCTCACTACGCGGTAGCCCTCTCTGCGTCGCCAAGAAATCCTTGACCTGCGCGACGGTTATCTGCGTCGGATTGGCAACCAACTGTTGACGCGGTTGTATGCCTGTAAGGTGAGAAAGCGTCCGATTGAGGTACTCGCTCCGCGCGTTCTCTAAAAGGGAAATGATAGCGTTTATTCCTTCTATGCCCTCATCACCATACTTTTTGGTGAGATACGAAGCGAAGTTCCCATAGATTTCGGCGACATACTTGCTAAGGAGCATATCAATTGACAAGTCGGTTGAAAAGTTAGGCAGGGCAGACATCTCTGCCCCCTTCGGCGCGTTCTTTATTCGCTCGGTGATTTCCTCTACGACGGAGAGCAGGGCTTGCTCAGGGGCAGAGGTGGCAGTAAGCGTGCCCACCGACGGCTTTAGCCCTTCCATCCCCGACAGGCGGAAAAAGGCGTCCTCATCTACCTCAACCCCCTGCTTGATGAAGAAAGCACGCCACTGCGCCTGCATTTCAGCCTGATACT